TAGGGTCTTCTTTGAAAATGTCGAAGGCCACATCTCGCTTGGACTCAGCAGCGTCATTGGCGACTTGGAAGAAGATGGTTACAGCGCAACGTGGGGAATATTCAGCGCGGCTGAAGTTGGCGCGCCTCATCAGAGAAAGCGCGTCTACATCATGGGCGACTCCCAACACGATGGATCATCTGCCGCAGAGGTCGGAAGAAGCGTTGATCAGGCAAGCGACCACAACGCGCAAAGGCAGAACACGCCCCGCAAATCTACGGGAGCAGGTCAACCCAACTGCGGTGCAAATTTATCAGCAACCAATGAAATGGCCGACAGTAAGGGTCAGTTCAGCGAATGGGGCAAGCCAGAAAGAGCTAGAGCAAGGCAACCCAAAAAGGCGGCTAGAGACAGAGGTTTTATTGTGGCCGACACCAAGGGCGAGCGAGTACAAGGATTGCGGGCCAGTGGGGAGCAAGAGCCAGATCCACATGGACAAAAGAAGCTACCTTTGTGCGAAAGTCAAGGAAGAATCAAAGCCGACTGGACTGCTGAACCCAGACTGGACAGAGTGGTTGATGGGGGTCCCAATCGGGTGGACAGAATTAGGCTCTTGGGGAACGGAGTAGTGCCGCAAACAGCAGCGAAAGCTTGGCAAGTATTAAATCGGAGGATGCATGAAGAAAATTGATTTGACAGACAAAGAGCTTATGAATTTTATAGGCCAGCAGGAGAGTCAAGAGGTTGGTGACTTCTCAAGCTATTCAGACAGGGTTGCTAATCATTTAAGGAGTGGCGCAAGGTTAATTGGGGATAAGTTACCGTGGGCTAAGACTCACGATTACGTCAGGTGTGGTGAGGGGGAGTTAAGCATCTGGGCTGGCATAAACGGGCATGGCAAGTCAGAGCTTGTTACAAATGTGATGACTCACTTCATGCTAAATGGTCGAAAGGTTTTAATAGCTAGTATGGAAATGAAGCCGGAAGAGATATTGACCTCAGTGTGCAGTCAGGCAGCAGGGTGTGAGCCGTCAGTTAAGTTTAGCCAAGGTTTGTTAAATGACTTAAGTGAAACCGGATTTATTTATGAGTGCGAAGGCCGCGTGAAAAAGGAGCGTATGCTTGGACTGGTTCATTACGCTGGTTCGGAGTTGAAGATAAATCATATGGTCTGCGATAGCTTGACTATGTGTGTTAATCGTGATGACTATGAGGGTCAAGCTGAGTTTTGCAATAACCTGAGAGCTGCGGCAAAGCAATGGGGTATGCATATTCACCTTGTTGTTCATATGCGAAAGGGTGAGAGTGAAAGCAAGATGCCAAATAAGTATGATATTCGTGGCGCTGGAGAGATATCAGACTTAGCTGATAAATTATTTATTGTTTTTAGAAACAAGCAGCGCGAAAAGAACCAAGAGAAGTTTGGCGATCAGCCTGGGGTATGGCTTGCGCTAGAAAAGAACAGGCAAGACGGTGATGAGGCTAATTTTGGGTTATACTTTCACAAGCAAAGCAAACAATTTACTGCTTTTGAAAATAAAACTATGAATTTATTTAGAGGTAATAAGGTTTGAAAAGAACAAGGGGTTTTAACCCAAAAGATAAAAAAACAAAATACATTGCAATAATGATTCACAATATTGTTCAAAGGTTATCTGTTTCTTTTGGGTTTGATACCACTTTAAATGTTTGGACTTCTCCAGAAAAACAATTAATGTTATCAGTTATTCACACTGCATTAATTGATAAGTTTAATTTTAGACACGCATATTTAGCTGCTGGTTCTATAGAAGACAAAAAACTGGTGTTAAATGCTAAAAATTATTTTAATGGTGTTATCTGGCACAGTGAGATTTGTGGAGTTGATTCAGATTATATTAGGCGAATAATCAAAGAAGAATTTAAAAACATGGTAGACTCTGTTGAAGAGGGCTTTAGAAAAGAAGAGGTGAGGGTTTTAGAAGATGACACCGGAACAGAAAAAGAAAGTTAGTTATATGTACGTTAATTCAAATCTTCCTATGGAAGAGATAGCTAGGGCGCTAAAAGTAAAAACCAATGTTGTTGTTGCATATTTAAAAAGACAAAACATTAGATCATTACCGCCTAGTGATGAGGAGTTGGCTTGCAATGAGCCAACAGAAGGTTTTTTAAGTTATTTGAGGGAAATCGGCTATGAAGTTTAAAGTAAATCATAAGAGTGAGCTTGTGCCTAGAATAGTAAATTCAAGGATTCCTGATTCAAAACACGGCTACATAGTCACAATAGAGGTCGCAGATAGCCCAAAACGGCCTAAAACCGACTCTCAGAGAGCTTCTTTGCACCTATGGTGTAGGGAGCTAGCGGGTCAATTAAACGACTCAGGATGTGACCAGATTGCCGTTTTTAAGCTAATTAAGGAGGGTGTTGAGGTTCCGTGGAATGAGTCAACAGTTAAGGAAAATATTTGGAAACCTTTCCAGGCTGCTATGGTTAAGAAGAAATTCAACAGCACTGAAGAACTTGACAGTGATGAGCCATCAAAAATATATGATGTCATAAATCGCTGGCTGTCTGGTCATGGAATGCCCTGCCCAGAGTGGCCGAGCAGGTGGAATAAATGAAAACTAGAATCCATGTCAACCAGCACGTTATAAGGCGTAATTCTAAGGCAACTGACGGTGTGGTTGAGCCGCCCCTAACTGTTAAGACTTACAAGGATAACACCAAGTGCTTCGCTGCTAAGATACATGGCGAGAGTACCGTAGTGTATAGCCCTGATAAACCTTTAAGCTGTGGTGCTAAGGTCTGGATTGAAACTGATGCTGAAGTAACAACGCGCACATAACACAGAGCTACGACAACGGGAGAGAGAATTATGACTGAAGAGAATGTAACCAAAGAAGATTTAGAGAAGGCAGAGGCTGAGTGGGTAGCTGCTGTTGTTGCTGCTAAGGGTCTTGTTGATGTTGAATTGACGACTGCTGCTTCTGCTGCTTGGTTTAAATACCGTAAACTAAAACGGGAGTATGAAAATGGGAAAGGGTAGTAAACCTCGACCAATGGCGGTTGATAAAAAGAAATTTGATGAGGCCTTTGATCTTATATTTAAAACTCGCAAAAAGACCCCAGGGCATGGACAGTCTCAGGTTCATTTAGACAAGAAAAAGCAAGCTAAAAAAAACAACTTTGGAGAAATCGATGAGCAAAAAGAATAGCAACGTAGTAAACTTGTTAGATGTTTTTGATGAGGATAAATTATCTGAGTTTGATTCTGTGATGTTACAGTTGATTAAAGATAACCAGCAGGATGAATTTAATCCAGAGCATTACATTGTGCTTGGTGTGCAGGAAAACAGAGTTAGAATGATGTACTCCATAGAGCCTGATAATGAATTTACTTTAATGCAATTTAAAGGGTATCTAGATACCTTGCAGACAATAGCAACTCACGCTGTGTTATCAGAGGATGACTATGAAGAATTATAAGAATTATGAGTATAAGGATTTGCTTAAATATGCAAAAAGTAATGCTCAGAAAAAAGCTCTTCAAGTTTTAATGGAAACAAAAAGCCAGCGCGAGGCGTGTAGGGTTTTAGATGTTGATATTAGAAGCTTGGAGAGAATGTTAGAGAGGATTAGAAAGCAAGCGGCTAGGCAAGGGTGGTCACCTGATCACGATATGGTCCATGATTTGCCGGATGGATTTATAGCCAAGGGTGTCTCAACTCTTTACGATGACGAGGGTAATGTAAGAATCCAGTGGGTAAAGAGCGCAATTGCAGAACAGGACAAGATGGATGCGATAGCTAAAGCCATCGAGGCATCTGTTGATTACTGTTCCGGTAAGTCACCCAAGGTTAAGGCCCCTAAAAAGAGAATCGCAGCAGATGAGCTTGCTGCTTATTTTATTGGTGATGCTCACATGGGGATGTATGCTGATAAGGACGAAACAGGTCAGGATTTCGATTGCAAAATTGCTAGCAGGGATCTCAGGTATGCTTTTGATCGCTTAGTTGAGAATGCTCCTGATAGCGAAACTGCTTTAGTGGTCAATCTTGGCGATTTCTTTCACTTTGACAACCATGAGATGACCACAAGAGCCTCTGGTCACAGCCTGGATGGCGATACAAGGCTTGAAAAGGTTTTTGGTATTGGTGTTGAGGTTATGAATTACATGGTCGAGAGGGCTTTAGAGAAGCACAGGAAGGTCATTTGCCGGAATGTTCGCGGGAATCATGACGATATACTTTCAATGGCTCTTAAATTCCAGATGCAGGCCTTCTGGAAGAATAATAAAAGGGTTACTATTGAGATGTCACCATCACCTCACTGGCTTTTTGAGTTTGGCAAGGTTGGTTTTTTAATCACTCATGGGGACAAAACTAAGCCTAGTAAGATACCTGAAGTGTTCGCTGGGATGTATGGTGAGCTTTGGGGAAGGACTAAGCACCGATATGGAATCCACGGTCACTTCCATTCAAAAATGTCTTTTGATAGCCCTGGAATTAGAGTTGAGGGTTTTACTAACCTAGCTAGCAATGATGCTTGGCACAATGAGATGGGATATTACTCACCACAGGAAATGACAATGGTGGTCTATCATAAAGAAAAGGGTGAGATAAGGCGCTCAATTGAACGCCCTGCGATCTAATCTACACTATCAAAAAGGCACTCGATAAACTGGTCATATAAAACAGTTTTGACTATTTCTTCGTCACTGCACTTTAGTGCCTTTTCAATAACTTCAATCTGACTCTCACTCATCTGCATCGATGCCTTATCAATAACGGACCTGATAAAATTAACCTCGCAGTCAATTGATATCAGTGATCTTGATCGATGTGAAATGTCAGTCCAGCCTAATTTGCTTGTCATATGTCTTCATCGCTCATTTTTGGGTTATAAACGTCCTCCTTTTCAGCCCTTTGAATGAGAACCATATCACCATTCTCGTCAGGCTCGCAATACAAGTAGCAATCTGAATGGCAGCAATCGGATACAATAGCCATATCAACATGGCGTGATACATAGCCCCAGAACTCCAAATCACCTAAGCCAACGTCCACTTCTATGGCTTGGCACTCTTTTTCGCAATCAGAACAGTACATTATCTATCCTCCAATATGTTAAAAGCCTCGATGGGAATCATTTTTTGATTCATCATTACTTGAGG